GCCGCCGAGAACTTCTGTGTGCGCTGGGGCTTCCCGACTCGGAAGCCTGAACCCGATCCGGACCCCGCCGTAGATTAGGAGGAGGGACCATGGACCTTCAGAAGACGAGCGCGTTCACCTTCGGAGTGGCAACGAGCCTCTACGCCGCGCCGCACTCCAAGGTCTTCCTCCCTCAAGAGTTCCGGGTGCTGGACGCGGACGGCGATGACCTGATCGGGCCGGAGCCGGGGGTCTGCTTCTACAACCGGGTCCAGACTCCCCACGGCTGGGTCATCGGGCGGCTCAGTGCGATTGCCAAGATCAGCTTCGGGGTGGATCGGGTCGCGCCCATCACGGAGGCGCGTCCGACGACGCCGCCAAAGCTCTCGTCGCTTGCCGCCGTGGCCGACACGCTCAGCCCCTACCCGATCACCGCCGGGACCGCGAGGGTGAACCCCGGCAACGTGCGCGGAGTCGATGAGCCGGTGATCGAGTTCACGAACAGCGATGACGGCCTGCCCTACGCGATCCCGACCGATCTGCTGGTCGCCGTCTTCACGGGGATCACCGACGACACGGGGGAGTTGTCCTGATGCCGAAGGTCGATCCCATGATCTTTGAGCGCGGCGACAAGCTCTACATCGTCGCCCCCGTCTCGCCGTTCACCCCCGGCGATACCGAGATCGAGGAGTACGCCTTCGCGGAGCAGTTGAAGAAGCTCGCTCCGAACGAGAACCTGATGTGGCTCCGGGGCCAGTACGTCGAGGCGGACGTGCCGAACCGCAACGGCCAGCAGTGGCAGTCAGGCGAGCTTGCGATCAAGTCGCTTACCCCCATGCTGATGCCCGTTACCGTCATGCACGATCCCCGAACTGCGGTCGGGACTATCGCGGACGCGAAGTTGCTGACCCCGGAGGGCGACAACGTACCCCGCGCCCGGATCGACACTTCCTTGGCGATCTGGAAGCACAGGTTCCCCGAGGTCTGCGAGGAAGCTCAGGTCAACTACGAGCAGGGAACGCTGATGCAGTCGATGGAGTGCATCTCCCCCCAATACTCCTGCGCGGAGTGCGGCGAACTGTTCCAGAAGCTCCCGCAGGGTGCAGAGCGCAAAAACTGGTGTGCGCATCTCAAGGAGGCGGCTGGCCTGGGCGCTCGTATATTAGGGAACGTCGTCTTCACAGGCACCGGATTGATATTCGGGACTGAGGGGGCAACAGGGGCGTTTGACAAGGCGCACCTGGACATCTTCCAAGAGGAAGTTGCCGAGTTTCACGACAGGTCACATCGGGATAAGCGCCAAACCCAGAGTCGAGATAGGTCAAGGAGAAAGCGCCGAATGGACCCCATCGAGATCAGCCGCGAGGAGTACGCAGAGCTTCAGAAGCGTCCGACCAAGGACGACCTGGACGCCGCCAACAAGCGGGCTGACGATGCCGAGACGGCCAAGGCCGAGGCCGAGACGAAGGCCGAGGAGTTGGAGGCCGGGAAGACCAAGGCCGAGGGCGAGCGGGACGAGGCCGTCAAGGAGCGCGACTCCCTCAAGGAGAACGCCGAGCAGGCCAAGCTGCGCGACGAGCGCATGGGCAAGCTGGGCAAGGACTTCAAGGCGAAGCTGGGCGACTTCACCGCCGACCGGCTCCGCGCCGACGCGGCGAAGCTGTCCGACGAGGACTGGACCGCGCGGCTTCAGGAGGTTTCGGAGATGGTCGGCGTCAAGCCCGACGAGGGCGGCGAAGGCGATCCCGAGAACAAGGGCGGCGGCGGCGAGGGCGGCGAGAACGCCTCTCGCAACGGCGGCGACCCGGAGTTCTCCCGCGAGGAGGTCGCACGGTCCCAGGCTGGGTCCGGCAGCGGCGGGTCGGGCGGGAGTGGCGGCGAGGGCAAAGAGCCTTCGCAGGCCGAGCGTTCAAGCGTCATGCGGGGCTTGGTTCCCGCGAAGTCGAAGTAGGCGACGACTGAGGTAAGGAGAACTACTCGATGACCGCCACTCAGGGCAGTTTCCCGCTCACCGGCACCGGCAAGCTGCCGAACGTCACCGTCGCCTTCCCCGGCGAGCATTGGTCCAACAGGACCGCCAGCGGCAGCATCACCCCCGGTGAGGCCGTGGTCCCCGCCGCCTCCGGTGGCAAGCTCGTCGTTCGGACTGCCAACGCGTCCGACCCCATCACCCAACTTGCGATCGCGCTGCGTCCGGTGGACGTGCCCGATCCGAACACCGGCCCGAGCGCGCTGGGTCCGAACGAGATTCGGAATCAGGTCATCGCGCAGGGCAGCTACGTCCACTGCTACTACAGCGGTGCATTCGTCCTTACCCTGGTCGATCCGAACCGGACGTACAACCCCGGCGATCGGATTGGCTGGGACGCAGACGGCGCTCGCCCGTCCGGCAAGTCCGGGTCGGGATCATGGGCACCGAACGCGAACGCGGACATCGATGACGTGTTCGAGGTCATGGAGGTTCGCACGGTCGGATCGGACAAGATCCTCAACGTCAGGAGCTTCCGAGGCCAGTTCTAGGCCAACGGGAGACACGTAGGTAACGGAGTAACGAGACAGAGCAAGGAGAAACCGAGTGGACGCCCTGATCTTCGACACCCTGCGCCGCATCCAGGCGACTGAGGATGCGACCGAAGCCGCGCGGCTCAAAGAGGAGTCGAACGCCGACCTGGGCGCGCACTTCCGCCGGGTGCCGACTGACTTGGAGGAGTTCGCATTCGACCTGCTCAACATCGCCTGGTCGGACGCGATGTCGAACGACATCATCCCGCAGATCATCGAGCGCAAGACCGTGGGTCTGGGCGATCCGGACTACGTGGACGAGGACTTGCGCGGCCTCCGTGCCTACTTCCAGGGCAAGGGCGGTCAGATCATGTCGGACATCATCCGCTACGAGCGGACCCAGATGCCCCGCGAGGAGATGGTCACCGCGCTCGACTTCCACCAGGACGAGATCGCAACCGACTTCTGGGGCACCTTCGACAAGCTCGTCGCGCAGTCCGAGGAGAAGCTGCGGCAGCTTCCGGTGGTCCGCCTGATCGAGTTGATCCAGGCGTCCATCATCGGCGGCTCGACCTACGGCTCCTTCGCCGCGTCCACGCTGACGGATACGCAGGTGGACTCCGTGGTCGAGGTCGTCGCCGGGTTCAGCGACGGGGACATCACGATCCTCGGAACGCGGCGCGCCGTCCGCAAGCTCGCGAAGGTCGGACTCACCTTCGGCCAGAACGTCGCGGAGCGCATCTTCAACACCGGCCAGATCGGTCAATACAAGGGCTACCCGGTGGTCCAGGTCGAGAACTTTGAGAACTTCGTCGGCAACTTCGTGTTGCCCGACGACGAACTCTGGATCGTCGGTCGCCGCGCGGGTCGCCTGACCTACTACGGCGGCACGGCCAAGGTCCAGCAGCTTCGCCTCCCGTCCTTCTTCACCCGCTGGGAGACGGCTCGCGACGCGGGCATGCTCCTCTACGGCGCGGGTCGCGGACGGATCGGGCGCATCGTCCTGACCTAGCTGTCACGCCCCGTGGGGGCCGAACGAGGGGGTCGCCAGGTGCGGCCCCCGTCTCGTCTGCTGGCGCTCGTAGATTAGGGAGGAACAGGCACCGGCAACAGGAGGAGCAGCATGGCCCAGGAGAGAAGCGAGTTCGTCAACGAGTCGAGCGGCTACTGCGGAGCGGTGGTCTTGGAGAAGGGCGAGCCGAAGGGCATCAGCGTCGAGCCGGGTGCAGCCGTATGGCTCACCGAGGAGGAGCAAATCCTGACGGCGAACGCCCCCGCGCGCGACGAGGACAACCCGTTCACGAACGGGACGCTCAAGCTGAAGACGCCCGCCACGGAGATCGCCAACCGCCGCCCGATCGGTGACCCCGGCAACGCCCCGAATCCGGACGTGCCGAACCCCGAGGAAGCGGAGCAGGCCCGCCAGCGGGCGGAAGCCGCCGCCGAGGAGCGCCGTGAGGAGGCCGAGCGCAATCGCCAGGCCGAGCAGGACCGCCTTGAGCGCGGCCAGAAGCAGGCCGCGCAACCCGCAACTCCGGTTGAGGAAACCGGGGCAGCCGTTTCGCCCTCCGGCACGCCCGAGGTCGGCAAGCGCGCCGAGGCCGAGGAGGTCGCGACCCCGGAGGCTCCGGCCCGTTCGGGCTAGGCGGTAGCGGATGTCCGGGCCGGTCACAGACCAGGCGGATGTCCGTGTGATGATCCCGCGCGTGCGGCGCGCGCTGCTGGGGCCACTCGGCTCCGGCTATGTCCAGTCGCAACTGAACGACTCCGACACCACGGCGATCATCGCGGACGCGCTCGCTGACGTGATCCTGTACGGCGGCGGGACCGTCTTCGGCAAGACCTTGGAGGTCACCGAGCGCGACAACTTCTACCAGTCGCCGGTCGCGTGGAAGACGAGCGAGGCGCTGACGGAGCCGGAGCAGACGGTGATCGTCTGCCAGGCCGCGCTCAACTACCTGATGCGGACGCTGACGGAGGCGAAGACCGCCCAACGGATCAAGCGCGCCGACGAGGAGTGGGAATACTCCCTGTCGGCTTCCGCCGTGGCCGAGCGGCTGAAGGAACTCCGCGCGGCCCGCGATAGCGCCCTCGCAAGCATGGAGGCGAGTGAGGGCGCTATGGAGGTCTGGGTGAACACCCTGCTCGTCCGCGACCAATACACCGACACCCTGATCGAGCCGTACATCGCCGGTGGTCTGGGTGGGCAGACGGAGATCGCGGTCCCCGACTTCCGCTTCGGTACGGTGGAATGGATTCAGGCGTGACGTGGCGACGCCAGAGCCGGACATCGACGGCTTCATAGAGGCTCAGGCCGCGTTCCAAGACAAGTTCGGGCGCGACGTGACCTTCGTCACGCTGGGCGACGTGACGTTCCCGCCGGGAACCCAGATCGACCCCGAGACGGACAGGCCGTATGACCCGACGATCACCGGCAGCGCCGGGGCGTCGGCGGCGGTCGTCGTCCAGGCGATCGTCGTCCAGCAGCCGCTCAAGAAGGAGGATGAGGTACTGGCGGCAATCGGTGAGATCGAGATCGGCCAATCCGTCCTGATCCTCGATCAAGCTGACTGGCAGCCCCAACTGGCCGACGCGGATTACGTGGAGGTCTTCGGGGAGAAGTTCGACATCCAGCGCGAAGATGAGGACGGGATAGCCAACAAGCCGCCCCACCGCCACATCGTCGTGATCCAACAACTGTAGTCGCAGGAAAGGGAATCGGGATGGAAGGCGTCAAAAAAGCCGACACGATCAAGGTCTTTCGCGACGAGTCAGGCGCGTGGCGGTGGAACCGCGTCGCGGCGAACGGCGAGCGAGTCGCGACTTCGGGTGAGGACTTCGACACCAAGGCCAACGCGATTCGCGCGGCAGAGCGCGAGGCGAACGGCGAGATCGCGGTGGAGGTCGCTGACGAGTAATGGTTTCGCGTGAGCAAAAGGTGTCCCAGAGCGTGCAGGAACACGTCAAGCACGAGCTTTTCGACGTGGCTGGGTACACCACGGATCAGATCGAGATGATGGACGGGTGGGACGGCCACGACCTGCCGACCCCGTTGGAGAAGAACATCGTCGCTCTCGGCTACTCGTTCGACAACGGCGGGGCACCGGGGGAGGTCGGGTCAGACCTGATCCGGCGGCTCTACACGATCGAGTACCTGATCTTCGGCCTGAACATGACGTGGGGGCGCAACCTGGCTTCCGTCATCCAGCAGTCGATTGAGGGCGAGCATGGCCTGATACCGCTGCTGGATGTCGGGGAGCCGGGGGAGCCGCAGATCGACGTGCTGGTCCTTGAGGCGGTCAGCGCCGAGCGCCAGCCGACTCGCGAGAACCCGCCGTCCTGGGCGCGCTTCGTTTACACGGTCCACGCTCGCATCTGGGACGAGTACGTTTCGACGCTGGTGCCGTAATGGGGGTCGCCGGTCCCTACAACATCGGCGCGCGCGACGGCCACACGTACTTCTACAAGCTGGAACCGAGTGAAGCCCTGATCCGGGGCTACTCACTCTGTCTCGCTGCCCGCGACGTGTACCTGAAGATCGCGACGAGCATCGCGGACCCGATCCAGAAGCTCGACGCGGAGGCGCAGGCGGCGGCGTGTGATCTCGTCGTCCAGACCGTCTCGGACGGAGCGAACGCGATCGCCACCACCACGGCGGTCGAGGCCGAGCATGCGGCCAAGGCGATCCTCGACGCGAAGCAGCTTCGCCCCGACCCGCCGGGGAAGGCGTTCGGCATCCGGCTCAAGGACGCGATCGTGGCC